GGTATGAGACCCATCCGTTGCTCTCGCTCATCACTCGCCCAAATGCGGCGCAGACCCGACAGGATTTCTTCGAAACTCTGTTTGGCCACCTGATGCTTTCTGGAAACGCCTATGTAGAGGCCGTGAGCGAGGACGAGAACTGGCCTGCGGAGCTGCACCTGCTGCGCCCCGATCGCATGTCGATTGTCCCTGGGCCAGATGGCTGGCCACAGGCCTATGACTACACGGTGGGCGGGCGCAAGCATCGCTTTGCCTGTGAGGGCGGGCGTGCTGCGATCCTGCATCTGAAGAACTTTCATCCGCAGGATGACCACTATGGGCTAGCACCGATTCAGGCTGCGGCGCTTTCGTTGGATGTGCATTCAGCAGCTTCTCAATGGTCCAAAGGGTTATTGGACAACGCTGCGCGCCCCTCAGGGGCGCTGGTTTGGGCGGGCAGTGATGGGCAGGGAGCCCTGTCAGACGACCAGTTTCGCCGATTGAGCGATGAAGTCGAGGCCAATTTTCAGGGGGCGCGTAATGCTGGGCGACCCATGGTTCTGGAAGGTGGGCTGGACTGGAAACCGATGGGGTTTTCTCCGTCAGATATGGAGTTCCAAAAGACAAAGGAAGCCGCTGCCCGTGAAATTGCCCTAGCCTTTGGGGTGCCGCCCATGCTCTTGGGCCTTCCCGGAGACACCGCCTATTCAAACTATCAAGAAGCGAACCGGGCCTTCTATCGGCTGACAGTGGTGCCTTTGGTCGCCCGGATCGCCGCAGGCCTCTCCGATTGGCTCTCTGGTTATGGCGGTGAGTTGATTGAGCTCAAGCCAGATCTTGACCAGGTATCTGCCCTGTCAGAAGAGCGCGAACGCCAGTGGCGGCGGGTTGCGACGGCCGATTTCCTCAGTCAGGCGGAGAAACGGAAACTGCTTGGCCTGCCGCCGCTGCCCGAGGGGGAAATGGATGGCTGAATACCCAATGCCGCCCTTTGACTGCGCGCCAGGACTGCGGCTTTCGGCCCATGAGAAGGTCATTCAGGTCCAGCTGCAATCCCTGGAACGCCGACATCAGCAGTTGGAGCAACTTTTGGAGCGGCTAGAGCGACGTCTTTGGCTGACGCTATACGGGGTTGCTGCAGTGATACTGATGCGGGCGCTCCAGTCCCTGCTGGCGATAAGTTGACGTACTTTCAATCTGTTAAGTGAGGAATTTCATGAAGGTTGAGAATGGATTTGAACATAAGTTCTCTCGTTTTGGAGAGATGCTGACGGTTCAAGATGACAACGTGATCCAAGGCTACGCCAGCCTGTTCGGAGAGGCCGATCAAGGCGGCGACATTGTCGCAGCGGGGGCCTATGGGGCCTCGCTCAAACAGCTCGCAAAGACGGGGTGCCGCGTAAAGATGCTTTGGCAACACGATCCGGCGCAGCCCATTGGTGTTTGGGAAGAGCTACGTGAGGACGGTCGTGGCCTATGGGTCAAGGGCCGCCTGCTAACGGAGATCTCTCGTGGGGCGGAGGCTGCTGCACTGATCGCAGCCGGAGCCATTGAAGGCCTGTCGATCGGCTATCGGACCAAGCGAGCCCGCAAAGGCGTGGCTGGTGGGCGCGTGCTTACCGAGGTTGAGCTTTGGGAGGTGTCTTTGGTGACGTTTCCGATGCTGCCCTCAGCGCGGATCATGGACCAAAAGGCGGAGGCAGAGGACCGAGAGCTGAGGCAACTGGCGTCTGATCTGCGCCGTGCCAGCCGCGATATGGGTGGCTTAACCCTTTCCCCTTCGATGACCAGAACAGGAAAAACATGACTAAGCGGGATACCCCGGATTTGGCCGGACAGGCAGCCCCTTTGATGCAGGATGTGACCCAGGCAATGTCAGGGTTTCTACGGGAATTCAGAGGTTTTCAGGACGTTGTAAAAGTGAAGTTCAAACAGACGGAAGAGCGAATGACCATGCTGGATCGAAAGACAAATCGCGCGGGACGCCCGCATCTTGCAGCCGCCACTTCAGCTGAGGCTCCCCATCAAAAAGCTTTTTGCGGCTACATTCGCACCGGGGATGAGACAGCCCTGCGTAGCCTTTTGCCCGAAAGCAAGGCCCTGTCGACAACGGTCAATAGCGATGGCGGCTACCTGGTGGATCCGCAGACCTGCGAGACCGTGAAATCGGTACTGCAATCCACCGCGTCCATCCGCGCGGTTGCAACAGTGGTCAGTGTCGAAGCAACCTCCTACGACGTGTTGATTGATCATGGTGATACTGGCGCAGGCTGGGCGACCGAGACGGATCCCACCGTTGAAAGTGGCACGCCCGTGATCGACCGGATCACCATCCCCCTGCATGAGCTCAGCGCCCTGCCAAAGGCGTCGCAGCGTCTGCTTGACGACAGTGCGTTTGATATCGAGGGCTGGCTGGCCGGTCGGATCGCCGACAAATTTTCCCGCGCCGAAGCCGCCGCCTTTTTGAACGGCGATGGCATCGATAAGCCGACAGGTATTCTGACCCACCCTGTGGTGGAAAACGGTGCCTGGAGCTGGGGTAGCCTCGGTTACATCGCCTCAGGGGAGGATGGTGGCATTGGTGATGGCGATGCGATCATTGATTTGGTTTACGCCTTGGGGGCGCAATATCGCGCCAACGCCAGCTTTGTAATGAACTCCAAAACCGCTGGGCTGGTGCGCAAACTCAAGGACGCAGATGGTCGTTTCTTGTGGTCAGACGGTCTGGCCGCTGGTGAACCGGCCCGGCTGCTTGGTTATCCGGTCTTGATCGCCGAGGATATGCCCGATGCGGGAACGGATAGCCTGTCCTTGGCCTTTGGCGACTTTGCCTCTGGGTACACCATTGCCGAACGCCCGGATTTGCGGGTGTTGCGCGACCCGTTTAGCGCCAAACCCCATGTGCTGTTTTATGCCACAAAACGGATCGGCGGCGATGTCAGTGATTTTGCTGCCATCAAGTTCCTGAAATTCGGCCTGAGCTAGGGCTTTGGCTGAATAGGGAACCGGCAGCCCGGTTCCCTGGCGGGTACGCATCTTCTGGTTTTCTGTCGTCTAGCTGCTCCCCCTCCGTCCGAGCGGCAGAGAGCTTTGCGTGCCCGCTGAACCAGATTGGGACGTTTCGGGGATCAGAGCCTGCGGAGTTGATGATGATGTTGAGCGAAGTGACACCAGTGCCGGATTCGGCCCTGCCGCTAGAGGCCTTCAAGGCACACCTGCGATTGGGGAGCGGCTTTGGCGAAGATGATCTGCAGGACGGTGTTTTGGCCGGATTTTTGCGGGCCTCTCTGAGCGCAATAGAAAACCGAATCAGCAAGGCGCTGTTGCAACGCGACTTCCTTTGGGTCGTTACCGGCTGGCGGCGAATGGACTATGCACCTGTTCCGATTGCGCCAACCGTCAATCTGACCTCGATCACTCTGTTTGATGGCGATGGCAATCCGACAGTTCTGCCCAACGATGGATTTTGGGTGGAGCCAGACAGCCAGCAACCCCGCCTGCATCCCCGTGGCGCCAGCCTGCCGGTCTTGCAAGGGGGCGCCCGGTTGGAGATCACATTTGCCGCAGGTTTTGCAGCCACTTGGCAGGGGTTGCCCCATGACTTGGCCCAGGCAGTATTGATGCTTGCCGCCCATTATTATGAGTACCGAGACGATACGGGCCTGCATGGAGGATGCATGCCCTTTGGCGTTGTCAGCCTGATTGAGCGCTACCGCCTGTTGCGGCTGTCGACCGGAGACATAGCATGAGCAAAAGCGAGGGGCTGCAAACGCTGCGGCGGCTGGTGCTCGAAGATCCGCAGCGGATCAGTGATGGGGCCGGTGGTTACCGTGAGAGTTGGGCTCCATTGGGGCTGCTCTGGGGGACACTAAAGTCGCAAACTGGCCGGACCGCGGGGCAAGAGGGGGGCAGCCTGTCGTTGCAACGCTACAGGATTACCCTGCGCGCCACACCTCAGGGCAGCCAGTCACGACCACGCCCTGGCCAGCGGTTTCGTCAGGATCAGCGCTTTTTCCGTATCGTAGCCGTTGGTGAGGCAGATCCTGCTGGTCGCTACCTTGCCTGTCAATGCATCGAGGAGCTCGCCCAATGACCTATGCGCTTGCAGCGTCCTTACAGCAGTCGGTGTTTCAACATCTTGCAGCGGATCCGGCGGTGGTTGCGACCCTGGGCAGTGATCTGTTTGACGCGATGCCGACGGGAACCTTACCGCAGATCTACGGAGTTCTTGGCGCAGAGGAGGTGCTTGACCGTTCCGATGTCAGCGGCGGTGGCGCGCGTCACCGCTTTATCGTGAGTGTCTTTACCAGCAGCGCCGGTTTTGTTGTTGCCAAGGAAGCTGCGGCAGCCATATGCGACGCTCTTGTTGATGCGCCGTTGAGCCTGAGCCGGGGGCGTCTGGTGGGCATCTGGTTTGAACGTGCCAGCGCCCAGCGTCTGGACGACGGCGGTCGCAGTATCACTCTGATGTTTGCGGCGCGGGTGGAAGATGACTGACCCATAAGATTCAGTCATCCCTAGAAAAACCAACCAACAAAATCAAACTTTAGAAAGGGGGCGGTCTCATGGCTACCCAGAATGGTAAGGATCTGTTGATCAAGGTGGATATGACTGGAGATGGGCAGTTCGAAACACTGGCAGGTCTGCGTGCGACGCGGATCAGTTTTAACGCCGAGAGCGTAGATGTGACCAGTCTCGAAAGCCAAGGCGGTTGGCGGGAACTGCTCGCAGGGGCCGGAGTGCGGTCGGCTTCGATCTCAGGGTCCGGGGTATTTCGCGATGAAACTACGGATGAGCGGGCACGCCAATTGTTCTTTGATGGCGTCACACCGGACTGTCAGGTGGTTGTGCCTGATTTTGGCATCATCCAAGGTCCGTTCCAGGTCACTGCGCTGGACTATGCCGGAAGCCACAATGGTGAGGCCACATATGAGCTCACTCTGGCCAGTGCCGGTGCGCTCACCTTTACGGCGGTTTGATCTATGGCTGCGCGGACAGAGAACCCCTGGAGGGGCGAGGTGACCTTGACTGTGAATGGCAGGCCGTTGCTCCTCCGCCTCAGTCTTGGCGCTTTGGCGCGGCTGGAGAGCCAGTTGCGCGAGGATACTCTGGTGGCGCTGGTGCAGCGCTTTGAAACGGGGCGCTTTTCGGCAACGGACATTCTCGCCTTGCTGACCGCAGGGCTGGAGGGGGGCGGCCATGACCTGGAAAACCTGGACCTGGGCAAAGCCGAGATTGCCGGGGGAGCCGTAGAGGCGGCCCGGGTCGCCGCACAGCTTTTGGCGCGCAGTTTTTCCTTGCCGACCGCAACGAGCCAGCCCACCACAAGTGCCTGCGAATGAACGGGCTGGATTGGCCGGGGCTGATGCGGGCTGGCCTGACCAGGCTCCAGATGCGCCCTGAGATATTTTGGGACCTCACTCCGATCGAGCTGCATTTGCTACTCGGGGCTGCCCATGGGGCGCCCAGCCTGGATCGCAGCGGGTTAGAGGCCTTGATGCGCCGCTTCCCTGACCAGATGGAGACTGACCTTGGACTTGGGTGATTGTTCTTGTGGGTCCAGTTTTTCTGGCCCTGACCCACAGGTGGTCAGGCCTTTTCACAAAGGATCGTATCATGGCTGATACACGTGACATTGCCGCTTTGGAACTGCAAAGCGGGGCGCTTGGCGACACGTTGGGCGATGCCGCAGGGATGGCCGCCAGTTTTGAATCAGAACTGCGCCGGGTGCGCGATGCATTTGAGGCTACCGGAAAAGATGTGGAGACCCTGGAAAGGGGGCTGTCGCGCGGTTTGCGGCGCTCCTTTGAGCAGGTGGTCTTTGATGGGGATAGTCTCTCTTCAGCGTTGGATGGTTTGGCACGCTCGCTGGTGAAAACCACCTATAACGCTGCAATTCGCCCCATCACCGATCATGTCGGGGGAATGATTTCCAGCGGGGTTGGGGATCTTATCAGCGGGATTTTGCCCTTTGCAGATGGTGCGGCTTTTTCCCAGGGCCGGGTGGTGCCCTTTGCCCGCGGCGGCGTGGTCAGCGCCCCCACCAGTTTTCCCATGCGTGGCGGGATCGGGCTGATGGGGGAGGCCGGCCCTGAGGCCATTCTTCCACTAAGCCGCAGCTCCGACGGCAGCCTGGGGGTGCGCGCGCCGGGGGGCGGCGGCACCACGGTGGTGATGAATGTCAGCACCCCTGATGTTCAGGGCTTTGAGCGCAGCCGGGGCCAGATTGCCGCCCAGCTGTCGCGGGCATTGAGCCGTGGCAATCGCAATCGTTAGGAGGGCCTGCGCCCATGAGTTTTCATGAAATCAGATTTCCGGCCTCACTCAGCTTTGGATCTGTCGGTGGGCCAGAACGGCGTACTGATGTGGTGACCCTGGCCAATGGCTTTGAGGAGCGCAACACCCCCTGGGCGCATTCGCGCCGCCGCTATGATGCAGGACTTGGACTGCGTTCTTTGGATGATATCGAGGCACTGATTGCTTTCTTTGAGGCCCGCCAGGGGCAGATCTTTGGGTTTCGCTGGAAGGATTGGTCTGACTACAAATCCGCCCGCCCCACAGCGGAAGTGGATTTTCGAGATCAGGTCATAGGGCTGGGCGATGGGGTGCAAACCGGGTTCCAGCTGCTGAAAAGCTACCGTTCGGGCGACAGCACCTATCCCAGGCCTATCGCCAAGCCCGTCGACGGCACAGTGCGCCTGGGATTGGGGCAGGAAGAGATCAAGGAAGGCATTGATTTCACGCTGGATCCGACCACTGGCATGGTCGTGTTGAGCCACCCTCCTGAAAACGGAATTGAGGTGGTTGCAGGATTTGAATTTGATGTCCCTGTGCGGTTCGACACGGATCGGATCCTGACCAGCGTGGCCTCTTTTCAGGCTGGGGATGTGCCCAATGTACCGGTGGTAGAGGTGCGTGTCTGATGGAGCAAGCAGCTCAGGGACTATGGGCCCATGCACGCACTGGTGTCACCACTCTGGCACGCTGTTGGGGACTAACACGCCGCGACGGAACCCAGCTCGGCTTTACCGATCATGATCTGGATCTGTTCTTTGAGGGCTGGCAATTTGCAGCCGGGTCCGGGCTCAGCGCGCGAAGGTTGTTACAGACAACCGGGCTTTCGGTCGACAACTCCTCGGCCCAGGGAGCGTTGAGTGACGCCGCCATGAAAGAGGAGGATATTTTGGCCGGGCGTTTTGACGGGGCGGATTTGAGCTGTTGGCTGGTGAACTGGCAGAACCCTGATGAGCGTTGGCTGCAATTTCGTGGCACTCTTGGCGAGTTGCAGCGGGCAGGTGGTGCCTTTGAGGCCGAACTGCGGGGCCTCACTGAAGCGCTGAACCAGCCCCTGGGGCGGATCTATCAGAAACCCTGTACGGCGGTTCTGGGCGATGGCAATTGCCGCTTTGATCTTGCCACACCGGGCTATGTATTTGAGGGCGTGGTGGAGACAGTGACGGAACAGGGGGCGTATCAGTGGCAGAGTCTGGAAGGGTTTGAACAGGCCTGGTTCACTGCCGGTCGTCTCTCAGTGCTCAGTGGCGCGGCCGCAGGGCTGTGGGGCAGCATTAAACGCGATCAGGACCTCAGGGACGGGCGCCTTATCACCCTGTGGGAGCCCCTGCGCGGCGGGCTGGCGGCGGGCGATCTTATCCGCCTAGAGCCGGGTTGTGACAAATCCATGCAGAGCTGTCGCCTGAAGTTCAACAACCTGATTAACTTTCAGGGCTTTCCCGACATCCCAGGAGAAGACTGGGTTATGGCAGTCCCCAAGGCGAGCGGCTCTTTGACAGGGGGAAGCCGCAGATGATGGCTCCAGAGCGCCCTGGCGGCGAGATTACGGGGAGGGATCCCTGTCACCCAGTCGTCGCAGAGGCACGACGATGGATCGGAACGCCCTACTTGCATCAGGCCAGTTGCCGAGGTGGGGGCTGTGATTGTTTGGGCTTGATCCGTGGGATCTGGCGCGCGCGGTTCACCCAAGAGCCTGAAATGCCACCAGCCTATTCGATGGATTGGTCTGAACCGCAAAGAGAAGAGAGGCTTTGGCAGGCGGCCCGGGCCCATCTTGTGGCGAAGCCTCTGAACGAGGGGGCTTTGGGGGATGTGCTGTTGTTTCGCATGCGGGCTGGAGCAGTGGCGAAACATCTGGGGGTGCAGTCCCAGTTTAGCCTTGAGAATGGCGCGCGGGGCGCGAGTTTTATTCATGCCTATAGCGGCCACGGCGTGGTGGAAAGCGCTCTGACCGCCCCCTGGCGACGCCGCATTGTGGCGCGGTTTTCCTTTCCTGAGGAGCAGATCTGATGGCAACAATTGTGCTTTCCGCGGCGGGTGCCGCGATTGGCGGTTCGATTGGCGGTACCGTGGCCGGGCTGTCTAGCGTTGCCATAGGGCGTGCCATTGGTGCCACCCTGGGGCGGGCCATTGATGATCGGCTATTGGGCACGGGATCTGACGCGATAGAGACCGGGCGGGTGGATCGGTTCCGCCTTACAGAGGCCGGGCAGGGCGCGCCGATCCCGCAGATCTATGGTCGAACCCGCATCGGTGGTCAGGTGATTTGGGCCAGTGAATTTGCCGAGAGTGCCACTGTGACTGGGGGCGGAAAAGGGGCCCCAAGCCAGCCCCAGACCACCAGATACAGCTATACGGTCTCCCTGGCGATTGCTCTGTGTCAGGGAGAGATCGCCTCGGTGCCCCGTATCTGGGCCGATGGGGAGGAGGTCTCGCCGCGGGATCTGAACATGACCCTCTACCGGGGAACCCAGGACCAGCAACCTGATCCTCTTATGGAGGCAGTGGAAGGGGCGGGTGAGGTGCCCGGCTATCGAGGGACAGCCTATGTGGTCTTTGAAAACCTCGCGCTGGAGAGCTTTGGTAACCGGGTTCCGCAGTTCTCCTTTGAGGTGGTGCGCCCAGAGCAGGCCAACAGCCCGGATTATGACCTGGATCTTGGCCAGTTGGTGAAAGGGGTGGCGTTAATGCCGGGCACCGGGGAATATGCTCTGGCGACCACAGCTGTGCACTATGGGGTCGGCCCTGGCCAGTCGGTTGGCGGCAATAGCCATACCGCATCTGGGTCAAGCGATTTTGAGACTTCGCTCTCGGCACTTTCTGCTGAGTTGCCAAGCTGCGAAGCGACTTCTTTGATTGTGTCGTGGTTCGGGGATGACCTGCGCTGTGGGCAGTGCCAGATCAAACCCAAAGTGGAGCAAAGGCAGGCTGAGGGTATTCCGATGCCCTGGCGGGTCTGCGGCGAAACCCGGGCGAGTGCCGATCTGGTGCCGGTCGATAGTGAGGGGCGGGCGCTTTATGGCGGCACCCCTGCGGATGCAGCGG